CGTCCATGTTTACAAGTTGTGGTATCAAGGAAGCACCATTTCTTAATACATCTAAAGGAACTAATTTTTCGCAAATGTTTCAAAGTTGTACTAATTTATTAAAAGTCCCGGCTTATGATTTAGGAGAAGCTACAAGTGTACAATCTATGTTTAGTGGTTGTACAACACTTACAACTATACCAATTTTTAATTTAACTAAATGCATTAATATGTCCGGCATGTTTAATGGATGCACTTCATTAAGATCAGTACCATATTTAGATACTGCAGTAGCTACATCGTTTGCTTCTCTGTTTGCAAATAACACTGCATTAGTAGATGTTGGTGGTTTTAATTCATCCAAAGTAACTGATTTTGGTAGTTGTTTCGCTAACTGTCCGCCACTACAAAATATTCCATTAATGGATACATCTCGTGGAGTTTTTTTCTCCAACATGTTTCAAGCCGGCGGCACTACTGAAATCCCGGCATTAAATATGACTTCTAGTGCAGCTATTGGCAACCTAGGTAGTGGTAACTTAAGAAGAATGCGCGCAACCGGAATGAATGCTAGCTTTGATGTTTCAAACAATCTTTTAGATTCAATAGCATTAAATGAAATTTATACCAATGCATCTGCAACAGGTGCAGGAAAAACCATTACAGTTACTGGTAACTGGGGTACAGCAAATGATACTCCATCAATTGCAACAGCAAAAGGATGGGCTGTAACAGGATAATTGTACTAAATAAAGAATATAAACACATTAGAATATTTATAATAAATAAAGAATATGGATACACCAGGATTTTATAAAGTAGACCCAAGCGGAATAGTAATATATGGCCCTAACTATATATTCGGGCCTCATGACCAATACAAACTGCTAAAAGAAGAAAAAGATACTTATACATATCCAATAGATGGATGGTATTGGTTTGACACAGAACAAGAAGCTTATGAATTTTTTCAAATAGAATGGTATCCTGAAGTATACACAATGGGACTATCTAAACCTTTATTAATCGAAACAAACAATATACAAAATAATGGCTAATACTTACAAAATAAACGCAAACAAACTTAACGCAAGTGGTTTTACAACAATTTACACAACACCCTTAGGTACAACTACTCTTGTAAAAAGTTTATACATTGCAAATGTATCTTCTAGTGGAGTTACCATAGATGTTATTTTAAACAAGAGTGGATCTGCTACTAATTTTTATTTAATTTCAGGATCATCCGTTCCGGTTCAAGCATCATTTCAACCTATATCAGATACAATAGCATTACAGACCGGTGATTCACTAAAAATTAGTACACCATTTCAAAGTGGTTCTGACACACTATTATCTTATATGGAAATAACTTAAACCATACATAATACTTGGATTATCATGATAAATTACATATATTAAAATAAAAAGGAAACAAGTTATGACCAAAAAACTGGACATGGAACATCTAGATGAAATTCAACAATTACGTGAAGAATTTGCAAAGAATACAAACATTCTAGGAAACATTGTATTAGAACAATATGCAACGGAATCTAGATTAAAAACAATTGATTTAGAAAAACAACGCTATTTAGATCAATTTGAAACCCTACAAAAACAGGAATCTGCATTGCTAGAAAAAATGCGTGAGCGTTATGGCGAAGGCCAAATTGATATTGCTGAAGGAACATTTACTCCAAATGCATGATGTTTGACACTAAACAATCATATTTATAATAAAATAAAACAAGGAGTATATTAATGGCAGAAAGAATAGTTTCAGCAGGCGTATTTACAAATGAAGTAGATCAATCGTTTTTAGCTGGCGGCATTGCACAAATCGGTGCAGCAATTGTAGGACCAACAGTAAAAGGTCCTGCACTAATTCCTACACAAATAACTTCGTTCGGCGATTTTACGGCAATATTTGGATCATATACAGATGATTCATATGTACCATTCGTTGTACAAGACTATTTGAAGAATGGAAATGTAATTACAGTAACAAGATTATTGTATGAAGATGGGTATACATTAGCTGCTGGAGCCTTAGCAATTATTGCTAAATCAGGTTCGGGTGCCGGAGCGGTACAAGTTGTAACTCATGTGCTTCATCCAACCAATCCGGTTGCATATGTTGCAACAAATTTATTTGAAAAATCGGTATTAAGCAATTTAGGTTCTGGTTCATTCACAATCAAAGTTTCAGGATCATATACTCCAAGCCCAGACTTTGCATCAGATGCAACGTCGGCAATTAGTTGCTCATTAGTATCATCAACAAACAATTACATACAAAAGAAATTTGGGTCATCTCCTAAATCAGTAGATTATCCAGTATATGTGCAATATGAAAATGCTAATGCATCTGCATTGTTTAACAACCTAGGCGATGTTACCATGGAATTAGCATCAGCATCAAGTTATGCATTTGCACAAGGATTTCAAGCAGCAGCAACACCAATGATCACATCACAAAAAATTGGCACAACTGTTAAAAATTTATTTCAATTTTATACAATCTCACATGGCACATCAGTTAACACCGAAGTTAAAGTTGGTATTAGAAATATAAGAACTGCTGCTGAAGTTGCTGATCCAAATGGATATGGAACATTTACAATAGAAGTTCGTCGAGTAAATACTGCAAATATTCCAAATTCTCCATATTCATCTAATGATACAGATCGCCAACCGGATATTATTGAAACATTTAACAATGTTAATTTAGATCCAAACTCATCAAAATATATTGGTCGCGTAATTGGTGATAGATATAGCACAATTGATACTGCAGGTAACTTGATTGTTAATGGAGATTATCCAAACATGTCTCGTTTCATTCGTGTAGCAGTTGATGCTGGAGTATCTAATGCAACTAATGCAAAAACATTGGTACCATTTGGATTCCGTGCAATGAATGCACCAATTCCATTAATGTCTGGGTCATTGAATTTGAATGCAACATCATATGCAACATCACAAGTACCTTCATCATCATCATATTACTCAAACAATTATTTTGGATTTGATTTTACCAATTTAAACAATTTAAATTATTTAGCTCCACTTCCAACAACAGGAGCAAATACAGGAAGCAATTCTGATTTCTATCTTGGAAATGTATCACAAAATGCTGAAGCAGCTTTCCCAACAGCAACACCATATTCAGGGTCATTAGAAACTGCATTGACTGCTGGAACATTTACAACAAATGTTGCATTATCAACACGTAAATTTATTGTTGGATTCCAAGGAGGTTTTGATGGCACTCGTCCAAACTTAGCTAAATTTTCCGGCGAAGATATTACAGCGGCAAATACATTTGGATTTGATTGCTCCGGGACTGGTACAAGTGGAACAACATCATATAATAAAGCATTTGCATTGTTAGCAAACACTGATTATTATGATATGAACATGTTAATTACACCGGGTATTATTGACAGTCTGCACAGTGTAATAACAAGTGCAGCACGCAATTTGTGTGAAACTCGTCAAGATACATTTTATGTGATGGATTCAAATGAATTAACAGATTCTGTAAGTCAGGTTGTCAGTCAAGCAACAACTTTAGATAGCAATTATACTTCAACTTATTGGCCTTGGGTAAGAATTTTAAACCCAGCTAAAAATGTTCCATTATGGGTACCGCCATCAGTAGTAGTTCCGGGAGTATTGGCATTTAATGATGCAGTAGCTGCACCATGGTATGCACCAGCAGGTTTAACAAGAGGTGGTTTAACAAGTGTATCTGATACGTATATGAATTTATCACAAACAATGCGTGATTCATTGTATGAGGCCCGTGTTAATCCTATTGCGAACTTCCCTAACGAAGGACAAGTGATTTGGGGTCAAAAGACTTTACAGGCTCGACCAAGTGCATTAGACCGCGTAAATGTACGTCGATTATTGATCACAGTTAAGAAATTTATTGCTTCTTCAACTCGTTATTTGGTATTTGAACAAAACACAGATGCAACTAGATTAAGATTCTTGAGCATAGTTAATCCATATTTAGATCAAGTAAAAGCTAAACAAGGTATTTACCAATTTAAAGTGATTATGGATCAATCAAATAACACAGCAGATATGATTGACCAAAATATTTTATACGGACAAATACTTATTCAACCGACTCGTACGGCTGAATTTATTATTTTAGATTTCAATATTCAACCAACTGGAGC